CCAAGGCTCGGGGTCATTGCTGTTATCTGTGTCATAAAGTCTGTCACGATAATTCGCTAAGATTGTTGAAGTTTGTAAATCTGTGTATGTCATATCATCGGCAAAGTTAGCAATGATGTCACCAACTCTTGCTTTAGATGATTCACTTTGGTTCTCATCCCATTGGAAGCCCATCTTTGCCCACATGTATCCACCAACTTGTAGTGCTGCGTGAACATAAATTTTATCAACACCGTGTGTTATGTAATAGTTTTCTTGGCGCATGTGAAAGTCTGTTCCAAAACCATTTCCTGTGTATCTTGGGTCTCCGATTTCAAGTAAATCATGGCTAACAACTAAAGAACCATCATCATCTTTGTAGAACTTTCTTCCAAAATCACCAAGAACTTCGCCATCTTTATTTACAACTTGACCACGAACAATGATGCTGTCTGTTGTTTTATCAATCATTGTTACTGCTGAACTGATAGTGTCTTTTGTGTTTGAATCTTTTAATGTAATATTTTTTGAAAAATCGTAAACCTCACTAAATTTTCTTTCTAAATTCCCAAGGTCCATGCTGTTATCATCACTGAACCATTCACCGTCATCATTTTGAGAATAACCATCACTGTTCATTACTTCTGATGTGAGCCATCCGTCTTCTTTGCCTCTTTCAATGAAATCATTTAATGTTTGGTCATAAGTCTCTTGAACAATATCTGCACCTTCATCTGCTTGCCAAGTATCATATTTTCTTGTTTCAGACCAACTTGAATCATCAATATTGTTTGCATCTCTCCATGCTTCATATTGAGCACTGGTAACTGTTTGACCTATAATCTCAGCATAATAACGAGAATTGTTTTCAACCCAAAGTCTGTAAGAATCATCATCTAAAACATCTTCAGGATTAACCTTAGAACCAGATAACGCTTCTAAAATTTCTTCCTTGGTTGGACCAACATTTTCCATAGCCTTCAAAGCAGAAGCACGAGCCTCACCCCAAGACTCCACATCGCCAGACCTGTAACCAGCCCAAGAACCATGAGTTTGCTGGTCATGTTGACCACTCAAATGTTTCAATGTTGGTTTTAATCCCGGTTGGAAACGAACAATAGTTCTACCACGAAGAGATTTAGCAATAATGTAATCGAACTCAGCCCACGCTTTACGAATCTGACCGGGTTTATTGGATTCACCCATACCAACTGGTTTAATACCTGTTGCCTCATTCCACGCAAGTGTTGCAGCAATTAAATCTTTATGATTCATGTCAACTCTGATAACAGGAAGTTTCACTGAGGAGTCTTCAAAACTTAACATTGCAGCAGCAGCCCAACGATGATGTCCGTCAATCACAAAATTATCTTTTGAAATAATGATGCGACCACCATCATCAGTTTTCATTCCCTTTTCTCTTAATTTTTTCATAATCAAACCAACTTTAGAAGCAGACATTTCCTCTTGAATTGGATGCAACTTAGATGGGTCAGCAACACCTCTTTGAACTCTTGCACCACGCTTTTCCATCTCGGTAACAAAAACGGCTTTCGTATCTGATGGAACTTGAGGCATTTTGTTACGAGGAATACCAAGATTGTCCTCATCATAAAGTTTTGTATTCTCAATGTGCATATTTGTTAAATCAGGATTGTCTTGCCTCTTGGACATAATGTCCATAATTTGTTTTGCTTCTTTTTGGGTTACTTGGATTCTTTCACCATTAGCGAGTTTCTCTGCTCTTTGTTCAATCGTTCCAGAAGCATCAGGTTTTCTACCCGGTTTTAATTTAGGTTTAGGTGCATTCGGGTCTGTTACCTCTTGCTCACCTTGAGGTTGCTTAGGTTCAGTCGCTGTTGAATCAGAACCTATTCTTCTACGCGAACCAGCATGAGAACTTTGGTCATGCGTACCATGTTTTTCTACTTCGTGATTTTGTTGTAAATCGAATCCACCCAAGAATCGATTTGTTCGTCTGTCATCTCCGATATATCTGATGGTAATTCCACCATCTGAATCTCGTCTTTTTTCGGTGACACCTGTTCCTCCTGTTCCTATTTCTTCAAAATTGACAACATCCCAAATACTGATTTGATTTCGTTGTCTCCCTAACTCAACTGCTCTACCTCTATCTTGAACATTCTGAGAAACATCAAGATAAACCTTATTGTCTTCTTTATTGTGCCACAAGCCTAAATATTTCTTACCACCACCGAGGTCTTTCTTGTTGGCTTTCACAAAATCAGCCAAAATTTTTCTTCCCTTAACTGGGTCATAGAAATCATCAGCATCCACGATTGGGGCTTTCTTAACAGGATTGGCAACCATATAGCCCTTGGTTGGTTCAGAGCCATCCCTCATGTTCACGGAAAGACCACCATTGGCTTTAACTCTGTCTAAAACTGATTGTGTTAAACCAGTGCTCACACCACCTGTTGCCCAATTACCGTGAGAAGACTGGTCGTGTGAACCGTGCTTTGAAACATCCTCGGCACGCGTAATTTCAACATCTTCAAGTTCTGTAACAAATCTATTCATTATCTAACCTTTGAAAAATAGCAACCTGTTCTTCAGAGCCTACATCAGTTTTATACCCAATAAACTTGAGTGGGGTACTCCTCGGTAATAATACTTCTTTTTCTCTATTAGCACTTCCTGTATTTGTAAATAAATCAGAGACAGCATTTTTCATATAATCAACTGCTAAACCCTTACCCTTTCCTGAAGAAGAAGGAAGAATAATTCCTGTTGTGTTATTTGACCCCGAAGTTAATTTTAGATTTTCCAAACTGTCTGCATTTTTAGAATCGGTTATATCGACTCTTGTTGTGGACAAAAATCCTTTATCAGTTAAAACATCTCCTTTTTGCAAGTTTTGAAAAACTACATTTGAAAATACACGATATAAATTTTTATCGCCAAATAAGTCAGGTGATTCCTCTATAAGTTTGTCTAAATCTGCAACTCTGTTTTCATTTATTCCACGAGATACTGAATCATAATACGAACCTTCTTCAAAAGGGCTAGTGCCTTCAAATCTTAAATATTTGTTAATTTTTAAGAAACCATCAGCAGTGTAGTCGTCTAAACTTCTTATTTCATCACGAGATATTCCCACAGGGTCTTTACTACCATCGGTTTTAATTCCATATTTCTCAAAATAAATATTTTGTGCTTCTTCGCCTTGTTTTTCCTCATTAAAATTTTTAGTTGCCCAGTTACCATGAGACTGTTGGTCGTGGTCTTGATGCTTTTGTATTTCAGAACTCAAATCATTCATGAACTTTGTTTTTGCTTCATCAAATCCAGTAGCAGCAAAAAAATACAACTCATCATCCAACAACTTAGAAATTGTTAAAGTTTCATCTATCATTTCAACACCTCTTGAACAGCAGAAGTCACATCAGTTTTTGGGGTATTTAATTTAATTTCCATAGCGTTCTGAGCAAAAATTTCAGCAAAAGTTTCATTTTCATTTTTAGCAGCATAAGAACTTAAAGAATTTTTTAGCGAAGGATTGGCTTTTAAGATATTAGATACTTTCATGATTGCTCTAGGATTAGCATTAGCATAAGCATGACCCCATTCATGAGCCAAAGTAAAATCTACGGCATTTTCTTTAGTTTCTAATGGCATCAATTTATCTTCACCAGCACTTGTGGCATGATAAAACTTAATAGACAACACATTCAACTCTATGGCAGTGCCTCCTTTTGCAGTTTTAACAGCAGCACCACCCCTACTTTCTCTTCTGGAAGTATCTTGAGCCAAAATATAAATTCTTTCAAGAGGAAACTTTTCTTGCAAAAAATCTACCTGTTCAAGTATCGCTTTACGGTCTTCGGCATCAACTCCAGTAATGTTTCTATCAACCTTATTTTGAAAAGTAACTAAAGTATTACCCTTTTTTACAACATCATGATTTTGAAAAAACTTTTTTGTTCTACTTTTGAATGCAGAAATTTGTTGAGGGGTAGCGTTTGGGTTTGCTTCTTTGAAACTATTAACTTTTGTTTCAATTGAACTCTCACTAAATACTTTGTCCCAACCACCACCAGCCCAATTACCGTGTGATTGTTGGTCGTGCATGGCATGTTTTTCAATTATTGGTTTAAGACCGGGTTGGAAACGAACTCTAACACTCATCAGAACTCTTCCACGAACTCGTCTTGTAATTCTTCAGGAGTAATTGTTCCCCTATCAGGAGGAATCAGAACAGATGTGCAACGACAATTAGGGTGCGCTGGTGGCATCAAATCACCATTAGTGAAAGGAGAATTCCAACCAACAACTTCGCCTTGTAAATCTAAACAAATATCGCAAACATCAATCGGGGCAGTAATCCACATTTTCTGTGTCCCACCATCAACAAGACCACCTTCAAATGCTTGTGTCCAACCTAAATATCTTCCACGATTAGATGCTTCCAAAATTTCTGTTCTAGCAATCATGTTTGCTCTAGCACGAACAAGTGTGGTTCGATACTTACCTGACATCTCATCTGCTCTTGCTGTTGCTCTTGCTCTAGTTAAACCTTGTTCTTCGTACTGGTCAATAAGTCTTCCACGATAATCGTAAACAGCGTTAGCCCAACGAGGATGCAAACCAACAACATTCTTCAAAATTTTTGCTGTCTCACGAACTGTTACTTGGTCAGTGAAAGAACGCGCAATGATTTGTCTAATTGAATCACGAGTGCTGTTATCAACGGCTGAGATAAGCACACCTGCTCTTGTTGTGGCATAAAGAATTGCCCTTGGGTCAGTGGTTCTGAAATTGAACTCTGTCAGTGTTGGTCGAAGGTATGATGGAAGATTAGTTGGGTCAAGGTTTATGAACTCGCCAGCATTCAAAGGATTAACTTGTCTTGGAAGATTATTGTTTTGTCCACGCAAAACAGCGCGAATGTTTTTAGCAGTAGCACCAACACTTGAAGTGACGGCTCTGCTTAACTGATTAACAATTGCTCTGTCAGATAAACGAATAGATAAAGAATCAACAATTTGGTTTACTTGTGTGGCATTCAAATCACGCAAAGCACGAGCGATTTCTCTTTCATCAACTCTGCCCCAAGCACTATTGATAGCGCGTTGAATAACTTGGGCTAAAGCAACTTCTTGTGGGGTTAAACTATCGGCTTTCGTAACCTTGGATGTGTGAATCATTATTCAACATCTTCCGTAGGCGAAGCCGTCTGCCCTCCATCAGCCACATCATTTATTAAAGCGTATTCATCATCGGTTAAAAACTCGTCTTTACCTTTTGGTGCAACACCCATTGCTTCAGCGTTGTTGTGGTCAGCAGGTGGAAGCCCACCAAGTTCACGCAAATAGTCTTCCAGATTTGGGTCAGACATGATGAGACCAGAGTTAGCCAACTTGGAAACATAGTCACCGATTTCTGTTAAATCAATGTGTGAAACTTCACCATAAGTTAAGAATGGTGCGCGTGCTGTGTCCATACCATTAAGTTTTAATAATCTTGGTATTGCGAACTGGTTGATAACTTCTGCAATTGAATTAGCGATAGCATCGACTGCCATTGACCACAAATCCATTTTTGCTGTACCAAGGGAATAAGAACCAACTCTGTCATGTCCAAGGAGAATGAAATCTGAAAGAACTGACATTGCGATTCTTTGGTCGTATCTGTTAATAATTTTATCTGTATCGAACTGACGGCTACCACCTGTGGAAAGCAAAGATAGGTCAAACATTTTGTGACCTGATTCGTCATACATTAAAGGCATAACGATGCCTTCTTGTTCGTTTCGTTTCACATTCTGAACTATTTGTTCAATTGAATTACGGAAACTTATTTGTTCAGCAGATGCCGTTGAAGATAAATATTCTGGTGGAATGTAAGCGATTGGTAAACCTGCTAAATCTCTTTCAATACCAACTGCTTCGATTTCTTCAATTCTGTGTTTGAAATACCATGAACGGTAAGCGTTACGAAGAAGTGAACGACCTTCTGGGTTATTTTTGTCATTCTTTACACGGAACAACAAAGCCTTTTCAATAGGAATAGGTTTAATATAAATTGAGGCTGAAGGGTCTGATTGAATCATTCCCTGAATTCCACCTTCTTCATCAAACATCCATTGCCAAAGTGTTTCTTGACCACGGATAGCGAATTTACGCCAACCTATTTTGTTGTCGTTAAATTTTGACCTGCGTTTAGGGTCTTTAGAATCTCCACCACGAACTTTGTAAACTATTTCGTGGAATGCGTAACCATAGGTAAGCATTGAAAGTATTTGTGTGAGTGTTGCATCCCAAGAATCTGACATGTCGTTTAAGCATTCGTTTATGAACTCTGCTGTTTCTTGGTCTTTAGGATTTGTTTCACCATCTGCTGATTTATCTGAAAATGGGTCTATGCGCCAATCA